ATGAGTAGAGGCTTAGGTGTAGGCATGAGTGAAGTCTCAAGTGTAGGCATGAGTGAAGTCTTGGGTGTAATCTTGGGTGTATCGAATGTCCCGATTTGCAACTAATGAATAATGGCCTTCACCATCAATTTTCACATGATCACCATGAGGGTCATGAGAGAGCGCAAGACATCAGCAGATATAACATCCGATGACCTAAGAACATGAGTAATAACAATCACTTAGGTCGTGTACGCTGATCATCTCCTGAGAATTCAGGGACTCCTAGCGAGAATTCGACCCCCTATGGGTAAATCAATCAATGACTTCAAAAATGACCTTAAAGGGTTCGGCTTGTTGTTGTTGTTATTAGGCTTTCTTGAGTAACCCCCAAGATTTCCACACATCAGATATTGCACAGGTATTAACCAATGGCCTTAGAGACCTCCACGAACAAGCATCTGTCAGAGCTTAACGATAATAACCCCTCTTCAGCAGACCCGATCTCTCAAGCAGACGATCACATAAGACTCATCAAGGACGTACTGAAGACTACCTTCTCAGGTGTCAACGGTGAAGCAAACGTCAACGTGACTTCAAGCGCTACCGAGCTAAACATCCTAGATGGCTACACAGGTACAACTGGCGACCTCAACACTTTATCTGGTGCTGTAACCTCAGGTTTATCTACCGCTGATATTGCTAAGCTTGCTAGTGTTACTGCGACTGCTACTCAGCTTAATTACACAGCAAACCTACCTGCGAACACCACGACCTCGTTGGCTGCTAAAGCACCACTTGTGTCACCTACGTTTACAGGGACTCCTCGATCAGTAACCCTCACTAGTAGTGACAACTCGACCAAGATTGCCACGACTGCCTACGTTACTGCTAAAGTGTCAGGTATACCCACTAGCCAGAACTTGACTGACTTGTCAGGTAGGGTTACTACTGTTGAGAATTCTTTGCCTAATAAAGCACCACTGGATAGTCCTGCGTTTACTACAACCGCAACTGCGCCAACCGCTACGGCTGGTGATAACTCTACTAAGATTGCTACGACTGCTTTTGTTGCTACTTCTTTTGCGACCAAAGCATCACCAACTTTGACTGGGACTCCTACAGCCCCAACAGCATCTGCTACTGTAGATACTACCCAGATTGCTACCACAGCATTCGTACAGAATGTCATGGAAGCTCTCGCTGAGAAGGTACACCCAGTTGGCTCTATCTTTATGACCACAGCTAACTACAGCGCTGGCAGCAACGGTGCAGCGGTAGCAACAGCCTTAGGTCTTCCTGCGAGCGCTCAGTTTATACGCTACGCAAAAGGTAGAACGATTGTTGGTGTTGATCAGGGAAGACTATCTACAGCAGCGTCTATACCTGCTAACGACTCAGTGACATTGACCTTTGCCAGAGAAGAGGGCGAGTATAATGGCACACAAGGCGCTTCTCATCCGTATGGCGTAGGAGACATTATAAATGTCGCTAACCTTGCTCCTGCTGAGATGAACGGTACTAATCTAACAGTGACCTCTGTAACATCTACGACTATAACCTATGCAGTTCCAACAGGTTCGCTTCTGTCTTCTGTGACGATAACCGATGCTATTGGTAATGTAGGTATTGGGCAGTTTAATACAGTTGGCAGGGCTGGCGGTGCTTCTAACCATACGCTTTCACAAGCAGAGATGAATCATAACCATCTTGTTTACGATAACAGTGCAGGGGGAGATAGGTCAATTAGATGCACAAGTGAAGGAACGCATGGTAAGACATTTAATGCATACGCAGATGCTGTAGGTGTTACATCTGGATCTGGTGGCAGCATGACTATAGATATGTTTACAGACAACAACAGAAACATTACTGGCGAAACAGTAACAGCACACAACAACACCCAGCCCTACATCGTAAGTTACATCTGGAAGCGTACAGCATAGAGCTTTGGAGACACCCCCGATATGCCTATATTACCCGTGAGAGACCTTGGATCTGTCGGAGTTGTAGCTGATGTTAGCCCGTATAACCTGCCCATCAGTGCCTTCTCACGAGGCGACAACGTAGTTTTCAAAGACGGCAAGGCTGAACGTGCGCCTATCTTTAAGAGTGTTTATGCTGAGCCAACCTATGAGGCGCTTATAGGGGCTATGGTTTCTCAGACAGAGACTGCTGGTGTTGACTCGTTTTTTGTGTGTGACCGAGGCTACAGTGTAAGCAAGTGGTCATACCCTAATTTTATAGCCCAGTACAATGTTGTATATCAAACAGTAACCGCACTCTCTACTCCCACAGTGCCTGTCACAGGAACGACACTTGCTGATGTTGTTTACTTTAGTAAGCCTGACAACCGACCAATCTATAAGCTTCCTACGGAGGCTTTCTTTCGAGAGTTATATCCGAAGGCTGGCGCACCCAATAGTCCTACGTCAACTTGGGGTTCATCCTCAGATGTCTGGACGTGCCAATCGCTACGTTCCTACGGTGACTTCTTAATTGCTCTAGGCATGAACGAGGGTGGTGTCGAAAAGCCAGCACGAGTGCGTTGGTGTGACCCTGTGTTAGCAAACGAAGCAGCAGTTAAATGGGATGCCTCTGATGCAACCACCCTTGCTGGATTCAACGATCTTGTCCAATTGGACGGTGGTATTATCGATGGACTATCTCTAGGTAACCAGTTCGTTATCTACAGCCGTGACCAAGTGTGGCTCATGGACTTTGTTGGTGGTCAGTTCGTGTTTAACTTTAGACGACTCTACAGTGACATCGGTATTATCAACGCTAACTGTGTTGTCGAGGTTGGTAGCGCTCACTATGTATTTGGTAACGATGACATCTATGCCCACAACGGTACAGAGAAGCAATCGATAGCATCTGGTAAAGTCCGTGATTTTATCTTTAACAACATGAACTCTAATAGCAACCACGTAAACTTTGTTCACCACTCAGAGCGTTTTAACATCGTTATGTTTTGTTATAACTCTGGTGACGGTAACGCAAAGTTTGACCACGCTGAGCATTGCAATAAAGCAGCCGTCTACAACTACGAAGAAGGCACATGGTCTTTCATGGATCTGCCTAACGTAACTGCTTCTGGTGTTGGTAACCTCAGTGCTAACGAGATTACTTACGATGAAGCTGGCGCTCCTACTTACGAGTCTCTCGGTGGTAACTACCAAGACTCGATTGCGTCATTTTCTAGGCAGTCATTGTTTATCAACGCAGTACAACGCATTGAGTCACCAAGCAGTACCTCAGCTTATCCTGTGGCCTCTGCCGATGCATACCACGGTTTTACCAAGACTAACTTACTTGCGCTAGACTCCCTCACTGACCCTCGTGTGGTTGCTTCTTACCAAGCTGGGCAGAATGCAGGAGCAACACTTGAGAGAACTGGGATAGACCTTGATGAGACAGGGCAGAACTTAAGAGCCTACAAGAGCTTAACTAACTTGTATCCTCAGATGGTTTCTGCAAGTAACTCAACGATATCATTTAGTGTAGGCGCAGCGGATCTCCCGAATAACGCACCTAACTACAGCACTGTCACAAGCTTCTCACCAAGCACTGCCTATCAGGTCAACACAAGAGCCGCAGGTAGGTACTTAAGTTACAAGGTATCAACAACTGACCCAGAAAGTCATTTTGAGTTCACAGGGTTCGATGCTGACTTCCTTATGACATCCAAGAGGTAAGCAACAATGGCAGTTAATACAAAGACCGACAGTGTTCTGTCGAGTTACTCACGAGGTATGTATCCTGCGAGTGGCGATGAGGCTCACAGGTTTATGCCTCAGGAGCTGCTCAAGATTGATACCTACTGTAAGACAGCGACCGAGCTAACGATTACCGTTGCAGATAGTGCGGTAGTTAATCCTAAGCGAGGCATGGTGAGATATGCGGTAGATCCGTGGTTTCCTGTGTCGAGTGTAACATCTGGAGACACTGGTCTTGTTGTTTACACGGGCAATGCGTGGGCGTTGGTATGATAAGACTTGCCAAGACTGCGGAGATGGCTAACAAAATAGCAAACCTACCAGATGTTTTCCCATACGTTAGTTGGACAGACGATAAAATAGATCTTCAGCCGCTAGTAGATAGCGATCAATGTATTATTTTTGAAAATGATCCTTATGGGTGTTTTGTACTAGCTCAAAGTGACTATGAAAGCTACGTTGTTCATACTTTATTTAATCGCAAGACTCCTCCTAACGTAGTCATGGAAACTGCTAAGAAGTCAACATGGCTAAGTTTTATAGAGCTTGATGTTTTTGATCTGACTTCCAGCGCTTGTCAGTCTAATCCAGCAGCTTATCGCTTAATGAGGAAAAACGGATTTACTCCACTATTTGACAGCCCAAGTCGGTTTGTCAAAGGAAAGAAACAACGGATGTGTAGGTTAACTATTGATGACTACATTATTAACAACGACTTTTTACAACGTGTTGGCGGTGATTTTCACAAGCTTGTGGAAGAAACAACTGACCATGAAGACGACCCAATACATGACAGATATGTGGGGGCGGCTATCAGTATGATAAAAGCTGGTAATATAGAAAAAGCCCAAAGAGTCTACAATAAGTGGGCATCATTGTCAGGATACGCTCCGATTAGGTATGACCAAGAAACTAACTCAATAATAGCTGGATACATGACTATAAAGCTTACCGATAATTTACAGGAAATAAGAGGTGTAATATGCCCGTAGGTGCAGCAATAGGAGGAAGTGCGGTAATTGGTGGCTACAGCGCTAATAAGGCAGCAAAATCAGCCGCAAAATCACAAGACAAAGCCACAGCCGCAAACACAGCAGCATCAAACGCAGCTTTAGATTTCCAGCGTGAAGGCTTTGATATGGCGAAGCCGTACTTTCAAGACATCTACGGTGGTGCAAGTGATGCAGCAAACGCAGCAGTACAGAATGGCCCTTACCAAGGCGAAACTCTTGCTGGCATGGATCCAAGGACGCTAGACGGCCTTAATCGTCAGTATAACTATGCCGCAAACAACGCTGGTTTTGCTAATGACGCTATGGGCGCAACGGGTGGCTTTGCTAACAACGCTAACAATCTTTACAACAACGCTGCAAACACGGATCGCTTAGCAGGTGGAATGACTTTCGCAGGTCAAAACGACATAAGTGGCGCATTGGACTTCTCAAAAGCTAACAACTCTGCTCAAGACGCAATGAATTTCGGCCAAGCGAATAACACCGTTGGCGATGCTTACAACTTTGCCGCTAACAATAGAAACGTCCAAGATGCTAACGCATTTGCCGCTAACAATAGAAACGTCCAAGATGCTAACGCATTTGCGGCTGGCAGTACGAACGTCCAAGACGCTCTTGCGTTTGCTAACCAAGACAATATGCAAGGTGCTTTAGATTATGCCTCTGGCGATCGCCTTGACAGCATGGTTTCTGCCGCAATGCGTGACCCGTATCGACAGCTAACCGAGCAGACGCTTACAGGTATTGATGCAAGCGCCTCTGGCTCAGGTAACATGAACAGCTCACGGGCTGGTATTGCTGATGCAATAGCACAACGCAGCTATGACGATAGATCGGCTGATGTTGCCGCTGGGATTCAAGATAAACTGATGACTCAGTACTTAGGTAACCGAGATACTCTCTCTGAGCAGTTCTTAGGTGACCGAGAATCTCAGGCAGACCGCTTTATTGACAACAGAGACACCCAAGCGGATCGTTTCATCGATAACCGAAGAGATGTTTCAGGCGACTACATGGACGCTCAGCAGAATGCGTCAGATATGTACACAGACAGCTCCCAGTTTAATACTAAAACCTACCTGAACAATCAAAGAGACATGAGAGACTCTTATACAAACAGCGCTGGGCAACAGTATTCTGATATGACGACTGCCAATAATAACATGGGCAGTATCTACGGTAACGCTTCAACTTTGGCCGATAGTGCGGCTGGTAACATGGTTAACGTAGGTAATCGTTTTCAGGCTGATACTCAAGCTGGCTACAACGAGGCTCAAAGAAGGTACTTAGAGCAAAACGGTGGCTTCAACATGGGCATATACGGCCAACAGGCTAATATTATGAGCGGTGCGCCTCAAAGCGGAACTGCTCCTAGCCCGTATTACCAAAAGCCTAATTTCTATGACCCATCAACGGCAGGTCTTACAGGCGGTATTAGCGCTGGTATGGGTGCGTATCAAATGTTGGGTAGCCCCAGCCTCTTTGGAAACAACCAAGCGGCTACGTTCAATCCAACGACTACTTTTGATATCACAGGCGGCATTGGCGTTCCAAGCGCAAGCGGTAATGTAGGTTCGTTGTATGGCTCAAATCCATTCGGCTTAAACTAGAGATATAAAAACATGAATCCAGTACTATCACTACCTTTTCTTGTTGGAGCATCAGCCGTTGATCGGAGTATGGCTTCAAACTCGCAAACACCTGTAAACACTACAGATGAGTTTATTTCAGTCCCTATCTTAAACGGACGAGGGCAACCCAGTAGTTACAAGCAAGTGCCGAACCCTAACTACCAAAAGCCATCGGTTGATCCTGCTTTAGCTAACGTAGCACCAAACACGGCAGCTACGAATACTCCTGTTTTAGCTTCTGATCAGCAACAGGTACAGCAATCTGCTACCTCAGTACCTCCAGCGCTTTCCAACCAAGGAATACAGCCTCAGCAGGGCGCACTACAACGACCTACAGCACCAAATGCGCCAACTTATGGCGGTAACGTAGGAGCGCAAATGTTTGCCCGTAGTCAGGCGGCAGCGGCTCAAGGTGGCCCTGCTATGCTTGCAGGGATGGCTCAGGGTTATAACGAAGGTAAGCAATCACAATACAACGCTGATCTAAACACGTATAACGCTGAGATGAAGCAGTATGAAGACGGTGTTGCCCGATATGATGCCGCTGTTAAGAAGCAAAATGAAAGAAGAAAGGCTTTCCAACAAGAAATATCGCCTTTGTATGCTCAAGTAGATAAGTTGAGAAATGCTAAAGCTCGTCTGTATGACAACCCTAATGAGCTTAAAGAAGATATTACTGGGATGTTTGAATCAAAACGTATTAGGGATTTGATGAACAACGATCCAGCCGCAGCAGAGCGAGAAGTAACTCGTAAAATACTTAACGACCTTGGTGTTGATTACACGTTACTTAAGACTGCAAAAACTAAAGGCGCAATCTCGGATAGAGAGATGGCAATGTTCGCTTCAGGTACGATGTCAATGAACAACTCTGAAGCTCAGTGGGCAGCGTGGATTGACGGACAAATTGAGGCAATGGCTACGGTTATACAAAACCTCGAAGAGATAGAGAGCGGTGTTAGACAGCCTTACGCTAGAAACGATTGGGGCAATGTTGACAGTCTGATAAGCGGTAGCTCTCCTCAGCAAAGCAGTGGTGGTAATACATCTTCTGCTTCTAAGCCTAAAGAACAGACCACTTCGGGTGGCGTTAGTTACACGGTAGAATAAACCTCCTCTAAGGAAATTACATGGCTACTTATAAGATTGGCAAGGGTCGTTACACCCTTCCTACAGGCTTGCCTCAAGACGTTTTAGAACAAGCTATAGAAGAGATATATGCCACACACGAAGCCACACGCCAAGGATCACTAGGATACTCTGTAGATAACGCCCAGAAGATGCTCGGCAAAGGCGCTGAAGCGCTCGGTCGTTTTACTGGTATTGATGCCTTAGAAAACTATGGTTCAGGCGTAGTAGAGCAACAAGAGAAAGACCTTGCTGAAGGTCGATACGTTTCTGACTACCAAGGAAGCTTCACTGACCAAGATGGCGTGATGAATAAGCTAGGTTGGGCTGGTGAGAAGATCGTTGAAAACCTCGCTACCTCAGGCGTAGCTCTAGGTGGCTCAGTAGCCGCACTTGCCGCTGCTCCGTTCTCTGCTCCAGCCGCTACTCTTATAGGCGGTGCAACACTCGGTACTAACCTTGTGATGTCTACAGGTGAAGCTGCATTAGAAGCCGAAGAAAAGACAGGCGATTACAGCGCAGGTGGTGCATTAGCGACTGGCGGTATCGTAGCGTTCTTAGACCGTTTCGGTGCGAAGATACCTAAAGACAAGATTGCTAACATGACAGGCAAAGAGCTTGTCGATGAGCTTGTATCAAAAGGCTACACAAACGCTGCAAGTGAGCTAGTCAAGACTGTAACCAAGAAAGCCGTCAAAGAAGGCGCAACTGAAGCCGCACAAGAAAACGTAATCATGACAGGTGCTGCACTACAAGGCGCTGATTACAATCTCGGTGAGGTCATCAACAAGAACATAGACTCATTTGTTGTTGGCTCAGGAATGGGCGCAGGACAGTCTGTAGCTTCTAGCGGTGTTAAAGCGCTGGTCGGTACTGGCGATAACGTCTCAGGTGAGTCTATCCAGCAACAGACTGCCGCAGCGACATTTGCTCAGCGTCTCGATAGAATCGCTAAAGAAGGCCAACCGACTGACAATGGCCTTGTGCCGTTTAACCTCAACGATGTAGATCGTATGTCTGACAACGGTGCTAGAGCCGTGATGGACGTAGCCCATACCCGTATTGCTACAGAGATAAAAGAGTTATCTAAAGTTCTTCGAGACAAGCTTAGTGGTAAAGAACGTGCTGACTTTGAAAGAGAGCTTGGTGCGCTAGGCGAGTATGTTGAGATTAAAGACAATGACGTAGTCCTGTCTGCCGCAGAGCTACGAAGCAGTAAGAATAAAACTAAGTCAGCAATCACAACAGGCGGCTACAAAGCTGTTGAAAGACTTGTTGGCGATACCCGTGAAGGACAAGAGCTTCTCAACCTATTGCGTGAGTCTCAGATGCTCACAAGCTTACACAATAAAGGATACGTTGGTGGCTTAAGCCAGTACACTGAAGGTCTAAACCCTTTTAAGTCACAAGCTGGATATGGCGACCGTAGCTCTCTTGAGACTGTAGGTCGTATAGGCTTATCAGCAGCGGCAGGCTCTGCAACAGGCGGTGCAACTATTGGTGCTCAGTTAGGCGCAGTTGGTGGCGCACGAGCAGTCGATGCAGTGACGGGTAGCAGATCTCGTGTCAATAAGTTCGTAAACGATAACCAAGGCGGCAGACCTTTGACCGCCTCAGGGCCATCCCTTCGAGAAGATCAGTTCCAAGCAGAGCAAGATGAAATCGCTAGAGTTGCCGCAGAGGAAGCCCAGAAACAAGCCCAAGCTGATGCCGATGCTCAGCAACAGTCTCAGAACGCACAGGAGACCGCTGAAGCCAATCGAGTAGCTGGGCAACGCAATGCCCCTCCTACTTTAGAAAGCCCACAGTGGACGATGGAGACGGCTACAGGGCTAGATAAGAACGGTGTCGCTATGGCACTTCGTATGCTTGAGCGTATGCCCAGTACACCTGTAGGCGTTCGTAAGGCTATCGATGGCTATAGAAAGACTATCGACACTGGCGGTAAAGTCCCTAATCTTAGTCCTCTGATACGCTTTGTAAACTCGGCAGCGAACGATAATCCTCAGTTTATCCAGCGAGTAGCCCAGCCTGATACAGGCGTAGAGCAACAGCAAGTCCAGCGTGATCAAACAGAAGCCTACAAGCTGACCGAAGGATATCGCAGAGGTATCGCTGCTAATCAAAAAGCTGGCAGTGACCTTTTAAAAGCAATGAACGCTGACAGAAGCATTTCCCCAGTTATTAAGGCTAAGCTTGGCACTGCTTTAACTTACTTACAGTCTAATCTGCCTAAAGACCCTCTAGGTGCTATCCAAAGTACCGTAAAAGAGTTACAGGACGCAGGTGTCTCGCAAGAGTTAATACAGAAGTACATTGCTCCTTACGCTGACCGTGTTGCCAAGCAACAACCAAAGCCTGACGTACCTCAAGAGGTTATAGAAGATCGTGTTGTTCCTGTTCCTTACAACAACAAGCGTATGCAAGATGCATTCGGTGTTACTGAGCCTACACTTGGCGGTAACTACATTAACTTGGACGATAACAACGCAGATGTAACAGGCACAAGCTATACAGGCGGTACTGTTGCAATTGTGGACGGCAAGCCTGTCTTAGAGACTAACAACATACCTTCTGATCCTGCTACAAAAGATACAGGCTGGAAGGCTAAAGTTAACTTATTTAAAAAGAAAGCAGGATGGTCATGGGTAGACTCGCCACGCACAGAAGAGACAATCGTATCTACTGAAACTCGTGGTAAGCATCACTACTCACTGGCTACTGACTTTCAGACACCAGTTACACTTGAGACGTACCCTAATCAGAAGAGTGAGCCACGCTTACGTCCGTCAACTTATGGCGAAGCTGTCCTTGGTAACAAGGTTGGTACTATCAGTGTTCGTGGTAAGCCGCATCCTGTCTATGACAAGGTTTCTATTGTTCCTAAAGGCGGTGAGCTTGCTGTGGATGACCGCACTAATGATAGTAACAATAGCGCACCCTTAAATGACCCTATGCGAGTTTCTGTGCGTCAGCCTTCCCAAAAAGGTACGCCTACCGCTAACCCTATGGAAGGCACACCCCTGACTATTGGTCTGCCTGAGTACGAAGCAGAAGGCTTATTTAAAACGGACGCTACCAAGAAGGCTCATAAGGTTTTCCAAGATAAAATTAAACAGCAGGTTGCCCAATACGAAGGTGTTAAAGGCTCTAAGCGTAAGGGATCTAAAACTCCTATGGAGCGTGTGTTTATAAACCACGTTAAAAGCAATCTAAAGTTTATTTATGATGCTATTCCCGACCGACTACGGAACGAATACAAACTGTGGTATGACGGCGCTCAAAAGATGTCGCAGGAGTTTGCAGAGCAGTACAACCTCTCTCTACCGCAGGTTGCCGCTGTTATGGCTCTTAACTCTCCGCAAACACCTTGGTTTACCAACATATATAGGGGTCAGCGGATTTTAGATATTTATTCAGGCCAGCAAGATACTGTTTTTGATGATGCAATGAAGGCAAGAGCCGATCTTTTCTTAGAAAACACTAGAAGACTTGCAACTACTCCGAAGAAAGCCGCAGGTTTAAAAGCTCACGAAGAAATAATAAACAACATTCTTGGCAAACGTCTTAGCGATCTTGATGAAAAAAGCCAGTCATATTTTATAAGGTTTTATGATGAAGCTTACAACGACAGGCGTATTCCTGTATACTCGCCGTCAGGAGATAAACTAGACTTTGAACTAAGCGCAGATGGAACTCCTGCAACTGCCGCATGGGGAACTTTTCTTTCTATACGGAAATCTATTAAAGTATTAAATGACGGTTCTCGTGAAATGATCAGCACTGAGCTAGGATCAAAGCACAAGATACGAAACTTTTACAATAACATTTTATCCCCAAGATCAGATCAGGGCGATGTTACAATAGACACACACGCAGTAAGAGCAGGTCTTATGAATGCTAATGTTCCTGCCGTAGCAGAGGCATTGGGAATATCAGGGGCTTCTCGTGGGCCTGTGGGCTTGCAAGGTACTTACGCCCTTCACGCACAGGCTTACAAAGAGCTTGCAGACGACTTAGGAATTCTTCCGAGAGAGTTGCAATCTATTACTTGGGAAGGTATAAGATCACTGTTTAAAGCGGCAGAATTAGACGGTAATAGAAAAGCTTTTGCTGACATTTGGACTAAGTACGACAACAAGAAACTATCATTGAGGAAAGCGCAAAATGAAATTGTCAAACAAGCAGGCGGCTTTGACTTCCCAGAGTACGGAATTGGAGATGTTTCACGAGATGTGTCGGGACTCGGATCTGAAGCCCAGTCAGGGGCTTTATATAGCCGTGATGACGGAGAACAGAGCAGAGTCAATCAAGGAGCTGACACCAGAGGAGCAGGAACTGCTTCCGGACGACTTCAAGGATCTGCCCAAGTAGATCCAAGCAAACAGGACTCAAGCGACCTCTTAGCAGACGAAGCGTCCCCAGCCCTTGCACAAGCAACTGGCCCTGAAGTCGGAGGTATACCAACGCCCACTAAGGGTTCTACCTCGCAAGACATACCTGACCCATCTAAGTTAGAATTAGAAGAAGCTAGGGACATCATCACAGAAATATCAGACGATAAACCTGTAAGAGATATGCATTCTTTGACGCTTCTTGCTCGTGCTTTTAATACTGATATAGCTTATGTAACTAACGATGCCGATATACAGCAGTTATGGCAAGACTACGGCATTACTAATTACAAAGCTCCAAGGTTTAATGGTTCGTCTAATGCCTTTTTTATCCCACTAAGTCAGTCGGTTATCATACCTAATGGAAACCTTGTTTACAGAGACGGTGTAGCTGGTCTTGCGGTAGTAAAGACAGGAGATTTAGTTGATAAAGAGGGTATTCCAAGATCAGCATTCCATGAGGTTGCTCACGCAATTTCTTTAGTCAACGCTGAGATTGGCGTACTTTTCAATCCATATCCAATTAAAAACCCCTTCAACAACACTTCGGTTGGCGAATACACAATTGGAAACACGTTTGTTAACTTTTTCTATAACAGAATTAGGGAAATGTCTGACAAAGATAGAAAAGCTTTTATTGCTGAAGTTAAGGCCGTTCAAGATCGAACTGATTTTAACACTGACGTTTTCCCTGATAGAAGGGAAGCCTATCGTCCAATGTCAGTACACGAAGGTGAGCCGTTAATTAGCTCGATGACCGCTGACAATCTTTTGACAGAAAACATTAAGCGCAGAGAAAAAGAACTTAAAGCTCTTAACAAAGAACTACAGTCTTTAAGACCTCGCTTAGACGCTTATGAAGCCAAGATAAGAAATAATACTAGCCTAGATAACTACCTAGATTTTGATAAGCGTGATTCAAAAGGAGAATTTGGGCCTTCAATGGGTAAAGGACTCTTTGATCTGTTTGAAAGGCAAGAAGTATTGCAAGACGGTGATATCTTAAAAAGCTCTGTTACAGGACTGAGGTTTAACGACAGCAGTCTGGATGATTACGATTTGTCTCGTTTAAAATCTAAACGTGAAAAGCTTAAAAAGCACATTAGAAAGTACCAATGGAATCTACGAGAGATTGTCGTTGATCCTATTATGCTTGCGATTAGTAACCCTAAACAAGCTAAAGAAGTTAGCCCTCAGTTTTACAAAATGCTTCAAGAGTTTTTCAATAGTAAAGACGGGCCTAAGTTCCTATCGATCATCCTGCCAATGTTAATGATGTTGAACATGGAAGACGAAGAGGACGAACGCAATATGATGGCACAAGGAGCGCTTAGTCCTCAAGGGCAGGGCGCATTGGCAATGGTATGACCAAGAAGCGTTATCCTCAAAGAGCGCCCAAGAAGAACTACTTCGCTGAACTTGCAAAAACCGAAGAAGGTCGGGCGCTCCGCAAAGAGTGGTCAAACAAACCTCGCAAGAATGCTGGCAGACCTGCTGGTGTCCCTCACGGACACACTAAGGAAACTATTGCTCCCTTGCGAGACAAGGCAAAAGAAGAAGCGAAACGGGTGGTACAATATATGGAAGACAATGGAGAGAAGTTCGAGGACAAGTATGCCAAGGAGGCGATGGAGTCTGCTGTTGAGATCATGCGTACCGAAGGTGGTACACGAGATCGACTCGCAGCCGCCAGACTTGTGCTAGACTTCACTAAGCAAAAGCCAGTTACGAAGTCCGATGTAACTGTAGGAAAAGCCGAAGACTTCTTAGAAGGTCTGTTGGCTGAGGAAGAGCATAGTGTCAAAGAACAACCAGCTACTACTGAAAGTGAGGAAACGCCTTTACACTGACTTTAGTTACTATTCGAGAGCAGCGTTAAAGATCCGAACTAAGAAGGGTGAGATACGTCCTTTAGAACTAAACCCTGCCCAGATAATCCTAGACGAGGCCGTGACGGCTCAACAGGAAGCAGAGGGCAAGGTTCGCATTATCATACTCAAAGCCCGACAGCAGGGACTGAGTACCTACACAGGCGGTTACTTATACTTCTCTGTATCACAGCAGAAAGCACGAAAGGCGATGGTAATAACACACCACGCTGACTCAACCCGTGCGCTGTTTGATATGACCAAGAGATATCATGAGCATTGTCCTGCAATACTTAAACCACACACGAAATACTCCTCACGAAGAGAACTTAGTTTTGATGTACTTGATAGCTCGTTTGTTGTCGGAACAGCAGGATCAGAAGCTGTTGGCCGAGGTGAAACCCTTACCCACGTCCACGCATCGGAGCTTGCCTTCTGGCCTAAGTCATCAGCAGGAGATCTCTGGAACGGTCTACTCCAAGCCGTGCCAAACGAAGACGGCACAGCGGTGTTTGTCGAGAGTACTGCCAATGGTGTTAGTGGTGTCTATTACGACCTCTGGAGAGGGGCTGTTGAGGGCAAGAACGGCTTCGTACCTGTCTTCATCCCTTGGTACACCGACCCTACTTATCGAGAAAAGGTCACAGAAGGTTTCGAGCGAACTCCTGACGAAGAAGAGCTATCAGAACTCTATGACTTAGACGATGAGCAGCTAATGTTCAGAAGGCGTAAGGTCGCTCAGAATGGCTTGGATCTCTTTAAACAGGAGTATCCATCAGAGCCTGAAGAAGCGTTCTTAACCACGGGTCGTCCTGTGTTTAATCTTGAGCAAGTCAATAAAGCCTTGAATCACACAAGAGACGTTGAAGAGAGGCTTGCGCTTGAGCAAGATGCGTTTGTTCCTCACAGCCGAGGAGAGCTTACGACTTATCTTAAGCATAACTCTGGCGAACAGTACGTGATTGGTGCTGACGTTGCGATGGGTATTAACCAAGGCGACTACAGTGTTGCTCAGGTACTCGATAGTAAGAAACGACAGGTAGCAACTTGGCGAGGCAGGGTTCACCCTGATTACTTTGCTGAGATACTTCAGGCGTTAGGATTCTATTATAACGAAGCATTGGTTATCGTAGAAAACAACGGTCACGGCATTTTAACGTGTACCAGATTAGGAAAGGACTACGCTTACCCTAACTTTTACACTGAAGTTGTTATTGATAAACTTACAGACAAAGAAACGGTGAAACTAGGCTTCACAACCACAGCAAAGACTAAACCTCTTATCATTGATCATCTCAGGGCTGCTGTCCGAGATGCCGAGATTGAGGTTAATGACAAAGTGACCATACGAGAAATGCTTACTTATGTAGTGACCGATACGGGATCTATGGAAGCTGAGCATGGATGCCACGATGACTGTGTAATGTCTTTAGCACTGGCTAACTACGTCCACGAGGGCGCATGGCAGCCTATTGAATCAACCGATGATTATTATCAGGAAATGGTGTAATGGCTAAAACCAAAGATTATAAACAACTGTCGGACTCGGAGATCGCTGTTCTACTTGAGAACAACATCAAGCGTTCAGTTGGTTATTACGATAGCGAGATCAGTTCTGAACGGCAGAAGGTTATTGAGTATTACAACGGCTCAAAACCTAAAGCGCCAGAAGGTAAATCCAAGTATGTTTCTATGGATGTCTACGATGCCGTAGAGTCGATGAAAGCAGCACTACTTGAGACCTTTTCGGCAGGAAGTCAGATCTGCAAGTTTGCACCACAAGGGCCTGAGGACGTAGAGAAGGCAGAGATCTGCACAACCTACACGGACTTCGTAAGCTTTCGTCAGAATGACCTAATGACAGTCATGAACAATGTCATACACGATGGTCTAACATCTCGTGTTGGTATTGCAAAAGTATACTGGGACGAGCAGTACGATAAAGTAGAAGAAGACTACGAAGACCTACAGGCAGACGAGCTCGATATGCTACTGGCTCAGGAAGACGTTGAGCTAGTTGAAAACGAAGAAGATGACTTTGGATTTAACACAGGCACAATCTCTATCGCTACTGACCGTAGTAAGGTCTCAATCGAAGCTGTAGCTCCTGAAGAGTTCATTATTGAAAGCCAAGCTAAATCGTTAGACTTTGACTACATTAACTTTTGCGCCCAACGTACTCAAAAGACTATCTCTGAATTACGTGAGATGGGCTTCGATGATAAGCTTATTGATAACATAGGTGATCACGAAGACGTTGAAATGGAAAGCTCACCTGAGATACTCGCACGACACGAAGGTGCTGGCGGTTCTCGTGGGTTTGACGCTGGTGGATACCAAGACCAAGTCCGTAAGGTTATGGTCTATGAGGCTTACATTAACTTGGACAAGGAAGGCGAGGGTGTTACCTATCTCTACCGTGTTCTAAAGGCTGGTAACTCTATTCTTTCATGTGATCGTGTTGATCGCATCCCGTTTATCTCATTTGCTCCAATCCCGATTGCACACGCATTCTACGGAAGCAACTTTGCTGAGAAGATCATAGCCACTCAGAACGCCCGTACAGTGCTTACACGCTCGATACTGGATCATGCGGCTGTGACTAACGCACCTCGCTATATGGTCACTAAGGGCGGTCTCACGAACCCTAAAGAGCTTATCGATGGCCGTGTAGGTGGCTTGGTCAACGTAACACGACCAGACGCTATTATGCCTATGCCACAAGCGCCTCTGAACCCGTTTGTATTTCAGACGATCAAGATGCTTGACGAGGACAAAGAGGACACCACGGGTGTATCTCGTATGTCTCAAGGCACAAACAAAGACGCTGTCAGCAAGCAGAACTCTGCTGCAATGATTGAGCAGCTTGCGACTATGTCACAACAGCGACAGAAGATTATCGCTCGTCACTTTGCCAACCAGTTCATGAAGCCTTTGTTTAACGAGGTGTATTGCTTGGTTGCTGAGAACGAAGAGTACGATAAGGTTGTCGAGGTTGCAGGGAACTACGTTGAAGTCGATCCAACGAACTTTATGGAAAAGCGTGACATCATGGTTCAGCTACGGCTTGGCTACGGTGAGCAAGAGAAAGACGCTCAGAAGTTCTTAGGACTTCACCAGATGTTTTCTCAAGATCCTAAGCTTGCACCTATGTATCAAGCTCAGAATGCTTATGCGCTTATGAAGGATGCGTTGAAGGCTCAAGGTATTATGAATGTCGAGGAGTACTTAACACCTCCTGACCAGATACCTCCTGCACAACCAGATCCTGCACAGCAGATGCAAATGCAGATGGCTCAGAAACAACTTGAGCTTAGCGAAAGGCAGACTGCGGTTGCGGAGCAGAAGAATCAAATCCAAGCTAGAGTTGAGAAGGCTAAAGCTGAATTGGCTGCAACTAAATTCCAAGAAGATGGATTTATTAAAGCTGATCAACAGCAACTTAAAGAAGACCAGTTTGAGCATCAGGTTGAACTTGATAAGGCCGAGCTTGAGATTCTTAGAAACGCTGAAGACGTTAGAGGCATAGCTTCACCATAACAGGATAAAGCTTATGGATATGGACTTAATTCCAATGGTCAGAGTTACTTGGCAAGACGCTCAAGATAGCGATGGCTGTTGGACTTTAGTAGAAGACATTGTCAGTCACGAACTTGCGACCTGCCAAGATGTAGGATGGATGGTTCATCGAGACGAAGATAAGCTTGTGCTTATGCGTTCTCGGATTGTCGAAGATAGCCCTGAGTTAAAAGAAGGCGGTGGTCACATCGCTATTCCTAACTCATGGGTCATTAAAGTGGAACAGCTACAGACTGTTCTTGTGTAAACCCCCACCTCGGAGAGCAACCGATGACAGAAGAAGAACTTATCGCTTTGGGCGATGACTCAGAGAGCCTACTTAACAGCGGCTCTTTCACCCGTGTAATTAACACACTTGTTGACGCAAGTTTTCAAGCCTTTGTAAATACAGAGCCTGAAGACAATGCAGGACGAGAGCGTTCTTACTCACACTATCGAGCATTAGTGGATATTACTAACACACTACGCCAGCAGATTGCGGTGCGTGATGAGATTAATACCAAGAATGACGAAGATAACACCACTGGTAATAGCGACCAAGAGGATTAAAGCACCATGTCTGACAACGTGCCTACTCAAGAAAGAACCGCACTCGATACCGATGATGCGGCAGATGCCCTTTTAGCTAGATGGTCTGACGATGAGAATCTATCAGACGAAAGTGACGAGGCGACAGTTGAAGATTCAGATGTTGAGACTACTGACGATCAACTGGAAAATAGCGAAGACGATACTGAGGTATCAACCGATGAAGATGATGAAGACCTTGAAGAAGAGTACTCATCCGAAGACGAAGATCAAGAAGCTGAAGAAGCAGACGAAAGCTCGCAAGTAGAGTTTACGGATGACACTGAAGTTGAAATCGTAGTTGACGGTGAGACCAAGCAAGCATCTATCAAGAATCTGAAGCGGTTATACGGGCAGGAAGCATCGCTAACTCGCAAGTCTCAAGAACTCGCTACCCAGCGAAAAAGTGCTGAGGAGGCCATTGGTAAATCCGATGTCGTCCTGAGACGTATGCTTGATAAAGCGCAAGAGAAGTTTAAGCCTTACCAAGATGTAGATATGCTCGTTGCGAGTAAGACTATGTCTAACGAAGACTTTGCCCTCTTACGCAAAGAAGCGCAAACAGCAGAACAAGACCTACGTTTTCTCCAACAAGAAGCTGACCAGTTTTACGGTAGCCTGAAAGCCGAGCAACAAAAGGCTATGCAGGATGCTGCTAAGAACTGCGTAAGTGTACTTCAGGAGCAAATACCCGATTGGAATAACAAACTGTATGATGACATCCGAGCGTATGCCGTATCACAAGGCTTACCTGAAGATAACGTCAATCAGATTGTTGATCCTAATGTCATTATGACGCTTAACAAAGCTCGTCTGTATGATGAAGGTAAGAAGGTTGCGACTGTGAAGCGCAAGAAAGCTACGAAAACCATGAAGTCTAAGAAAGCTCCTGCATCTGCTAGGTCTGTGAAGGCTCAAAAGACGCAGCAAGCAAGACAGGCTTTACGGGATTCAGGAGGCAATGATTTCGATGATATTGCTTCAGTCATTTTAGGGCGCTGGGAAGAGTAAACTTAAACCATCTAACTAAGAGAATATATTATGTCTGGATCTAAATTTACTACCTACGACCAAATAGGTCAAAAAGAAGACGTTAGTGATATCATCACTGACATCTCACCAACAGATACTCCTTTTGTATCTTCACTCAAAAACGAGAAAGTCAACGCTCGTACATACGAATGGCAAGAAGACGCTCTTGCTACCGCTGCGGCGAATGCTCAAGTAGAGGGCGCAGACGCTATTGCTGCTGATCAAACTCCTACCACAATGCAAAACAACACCACGCAGATCTTAATGAAGACTGTTAAAGTGTCTGGCACTGCGGATGCGGTTGCTACTTATGGCCGTGCTAAAGAGACTGCTTACCAGTTAGGTAAGAAGTTAAAAGAGATCAAGCGTGACTACGAACGTGCTTGCGTTGGAATTGATAACGCTATTGAAGTTGGTAACGACTCAGGCCCAACTGCTCGTGAGTTTAAATCTGCAAGCCAGATGATCACTCGTGCTGTTGCTGCTGGTAGTGGTTCAAGCGCCGCTCTTTCAGAAGGTAAGTTGCTTGAGTTAGGCCAAGGCTGTTACGAAGCTGGCTCTGAGCCAACTATGTTAATGATCAAACCTGCTGATGCGTTATTGGTTGCTGGTTTTGTTAACACTACTGCTGGTCGTAACCGTGAGATTCAACAAAGCAAAACTTTGGTTAACGCCATTGAATTGCTAGTGACTCCCTTCGGTGAGTACCGAGTTGTAATCAACCGTCACCAAGCAGCCGACCGAGCTTTCTTAATTGACCCGACAATGTTTAGTACTACTACACTGCGTCCGTTCACAAGAACGCTGTTGGCTAAAAATGGCGACAATGACTCTCACATGATTGTGGGCGAAGTTGGCTTAAAGCATAAATCATTCGCTGACTCTGGAATGATCACTGGCTTAAGCAGCTAATCGCTTAAAACTTTAGTATTGCAGGGAGGAGCGGTAGAGGTTTCGCTCTCCTTCCTCTGCCCCCTCCTTGCTTTACTATCCTGATAAAACCAATTGGATTGCATATATTATGAAAGACTTTGAGAAACAGCTTTTGAGTGCTGAGACTGACTTCATTGATATGGACGACAAGAACTTCACTATTAAAAGCGAACAACACATCACAAGCGCATTCATAGATGACCTTCGAGACTCACGATACGCATCACACGATAACCGTGAAGGCGAATACATGAGAGTTGCCTCGATACCCGTGGTTGTTCATGAGAAGTGGCTGAGAGAAGGCTTTGACCTTTTCAAAGAGCCTCACAAGAAAGTAATTGCGAAGCTCAAGGCAGAAAACCTTGACGCATTCATCGCTACCAACAAAAGACTCTAGCAGGATTGAGATATGAACTACGGAGAAATTAGGACTCATTTTAAAGAGCTATTGAACCGCACAGATATTACTGAAGACCTAGTCACGAAGTTCATTGAGCAGGGCAATCGTAGGATTGCTCGGTTGCTACGAGTCCCAGCAATGGAACACCGTGAGATTTACACAATGTCTTCAGGTGGTACTAAGAAACTTGATGTACCGAATGTGTTCTTAGAAACAATCGATATGTACCACAGTGCTGGTAACTTACTCGATAGAATACCTATGTCCAAGATGGCTGGCTTACGACCTCTCGGTGAAATAGGAAGCCCAAAGTATTACACCCGTGAACAAGGTGACTTCTTGATATACCCGTTCCCAGAGTCTGGGACAATAACATTGAATTACTACGGTGAGTTTGAGTCGCTCTATGACAATAAGACTAGCTACGATGCAGTAAACGATGGTGACAATGAAACAACATTGACCAAGATTGCGCCTGACCTTCTAATCTATGCGGCTCTAACGTATGCCGCTTTGTATTATCTAGATGAGCGTGAGACGACATTTGAAGAGAAGTATCGGATGCTCTTTAGCGAGTTACAGTCACAAGCAGATGATCAAGAGATCTCAGGTGGCACTCAAGTAATGAACCCAACTTACATTTATGAGGACTAATTAGATGTCATCAAGCTTTTTCGTAAACACAGGTGGCAGCGCAGCGGAGCGTGAGACTATTTCTAACGATCTCACAGCGTCTGCTAATTCAAAAGCTGACGCACAGAAGCTGGCGATTAACCCTGAGGATTCTCAGTTTACCCTCAGCGATAATACTACCACTGGTTACTCTGCGTTACACCATGCGGCCAAGGCCGAAGCATCGGCAACCTCAGCTACTGGCAGTGAATCTACAGCAACTCAACAAGCAGGAATAGCTACACAAGCAAAGACAGACGCTCAGGCAGCTACTGCTAATGCTCTGCTCTATAGAGACGCTGCTATTGCTGCTAATAATAACTCTGTGTTACTCACAGGAGCGCAGACTATTGCTGGCGCAAAGACGTTTTCTAACGCCTTGACAGTCAACGACACTGTAACTGCTGATGGTCTTTCTTTAGGAGATGATAAGACTTTAAGCATAGGAGCTGGTAATGGTTTTACTATCTCCCATAACAGTACCAGTAACTACACTACAATATCCGAAACTCACACTACAGGCGGCTTAGATGTTAGGGCGGCTAACTTTGTCGTAAAGAATGCTACAGGATCAAACGAATACCAAGTTGTATGTCAAGGTGACGGAGCTAGTAATCAGGTTTTGCTTTATCACGGACAGCCTTCAGGTAGTGGCGATTATAAGTTAGCTACCACAGCTACAGGCATAGACGTAACAGGCACTGTAACTGCTGATGCTTTAGACATTGACGGCACAGTAGACATTGATACAGGAAATACTATATTTGATGTTGATACTGGTACTAACACGGTGCATTTTAAGTCAACAAATCTTGGCGAGCAGTTTTTAATTGAAAACAATAACGGTGGTTCTAATTTAGAAGGCGCTCCAGATTTAACTCTTTACTGTAATCAACCTAGCGATGTTGCTAACAATGATATTCTTGGAGTCATTAACTTCAAAGGGTTAAACGATAATGCGTCCCCCCAAAATTACATATACGCTAAACTGTTTGCAACTGCACAAGATGTAAGTGATGGTAATGAAAAAGGTAGAATTGTTGCAAGGATTCAACATTCCTCTAGCGGTACAGCTACTTCAACTGATGTACTTGAAATATACAAAGACGGTATAACCGTAGGTGGCACTGTAACTGCTGATGGTCTTAATGTAGATGGTTCTGTGACTTTCGAAACTGGTAACGCGGACAAGGCTGTTAAAATTGAAGGCAGTGGAAATAATACGGGACTAGAGATAGTAAGTAGCAATACGAGTACGGGAGCTTCTCCTGATCTAGCGTTTAAAAGGACAGGCAACAGGGTAGTAGGCGGTGCTTCTAACGTAGGGCAAGTACATTTTGATGCAGAAAACTCTTCTGGTGGTACTTCAACATATGCTGAAATATATGGCAGAGCAACAGATTATACTGAAAACGATGAAGATGGTTCTTTTCTTTTTCGACCGAGTGTTGCTGGAACGCTTACGACTATTTTAGAGGTGAACAAAAACGGTATAACCGTAGATGGCACTGTAACTGCCAGAAGTGGGTTAAAAATAGGCCCAGATGCTGTAGACATTCAGTTGAATCCTGCTTCAACAAACAGCAATGTTAACCAAGTTTATCTTCGAGGAAATGCTTCAAATGACAAATCGACAGTTACCCTAAACCACTACGGAGTTCGTGCTTTTGACATTAGTGCGGGAGTTATAGGCTCTGGTCTGTTTCACATAGGTAATGGTGCTACTGATCCAGCTTTTGTTATAGACGGTAACTCTAACGTGCTTGTGGGGGCTACAGCATCAGAAAGTGGTATTTCAAAAGCATTTGTTGAATATTCTTCTCATGCTGGCTTTACCGGTCTTGAGCTACATGATAATAGTATAGGAACCTTATGCACTCAGATAGCTTTCTACAAACTGAACGCTCTTAAAGGAAGTATAACAAGCAACTCGTCATCAACATCCTACAACACCACTTCAGACTACCGCCTAAAGACTGACGCACAGCCAATGACAGGCGCAACTGCTCGTCTCAAGGCTCTCAACCCAGTGAACTTCCAATGGATTGCAGACGGTACTAGGGTCGATGGCTTCCTAGCACACGAAGCACAGGAGGTTGTCCCTGAGTCAGTCACAGGCACTAAGGATGCAATGAAGGACGAAGAGTACGAAGTTACTCCAGCAGTCCTAGATGACGATGACAACGTGGTTACAGAGGCTGTCATGGGTACTCGTAGTGTCCCAGAGTACCAAGGTATCGACCAAGCTAAACTCGTGCCTCTACTCGTGGCAACCATTCAAGAACTCGAAGCACGTATCACAGCATTAGAAGCTTAAACTAACTAGAAATCACAGGAATTAACACAATGGCTGCACAAATCCCAAACGACAACACCCCTTTTAAACCAATGTTGGGCTTAGGTTCTCGTGGCGTAGTCCAATGCGTACATGATGGCTCTAACAATGCCTCGTTATACGGAAGTGTTAACGGGACTAACTACGCTTTAATCCACGAGTTTACTGCTAGTGAAATTAAAGAAGTAGCTTTATGTCCTTATCTGCTTATAGCTTCTGCTAACGATGGGACAATAACTGGTAATGTGGACGCAGGGACTACAGTCTTTATAGATGAAACGAGGTAGTAAAGATGAGCATAGTTAAGAACCCCGCTCAACCCTCTATCACTAACACTATTACTAACATCATTGCCCCCAGTAACGCTAGTTTAGGCGGTGGGTTTTTTATGAGGTCTGCGGGAGGAGACGCTGGCTTAATCAGTGAGTTTGTCGTAACTGTAGGCCAAGCAACAAATCCCTATCTTAAAGATGTCTATAGAGGCTACCAAAGATCACTTTTTTTCCCACCTTTTGGCAGCGTTAGCCCAGATACTTTTACCATAGCAAACGGTGATGTTGCTGATGCAGATGGCCCAGCATTACAATCTTTAGGTTTTGCATCACCACAATTTCAGGAAACAGATCCTGACGATGGAGGGGATAATTATTTAAGTTTTATGGCACTGTTTCCAGATGCGGCAGCGTCAGTACCAGCTAATACTGATGCTAATTTCTTTAAAAGCATTAAAGTTATTAACAATAATTTAGGGACAGAAACTACATTTCTAAGAAGCGATATGACATTTCAGGGTTATCCAGCCACTTCTGGAACTGGGTATCGTGTGTATTTCACAATAACCCCTACAGCTTTGAATTTAACAGCAGGACACGTAATTAAAGTCCAACTAAGGAGCGACTAATGTACTCTTGCGTATTAAACCCTACTTACAGTGATGATGAATTTGCTAGGCTTTTTAATGACTCATGGGAAAAACTTCCTGCACATCATAAACAATTTACACAAGAAGAATCTTTGACTAAACAAAAGAGTCGCATTGAAAGAATGAATTACGTTCTAGGTGTTTATGAAGACGATTACTTAATATTTATAGAGGCTGGTATAGAGAATGATAACAAGGTTTTTATAGTTTCAGCATACTTCGGGAAAAATGCATCTGGAAGTAAAAGTTATGTTTATGATCCTAACTGGAGTTCTGCGTTAAATCATTTTAAATCTAACGAAACTAATTTCACAGAATTTAATTTTACAACTATTAACGGGTCATCTATTGATAATTGTTTTGCAGGAGTAATTAATGAAAATGATTATTCTGGCGTAGAAACTGGAACGGCAGAGCAAAATGGAGTTACCTACAATGGGACAAAATACACTTATTAAATAGAGACTGCCAATGCCTGACACAGAAGATTCAAAAGCAATGCAAGAGATTAAGGCGCACGAACGTGAGTGTGCTGTTCGGTGGGATAACCTACATAGGCGCATGGAGGAAGGTAACAAGCGCTTTATACGTTTGGAGAGTTTAATCATTGGTTTATACATACTACTTATTAGCGTTGGTGTTGTTGATAGGTTCATCAGCAGTTAACGCAAACGATGCCTCAGTGGGTGACTTTAGCAGTAACCAGCAAGCTGAGACAATCACCACAACGACTTCCACAACTGTAAACAACAAAGGTACTCCAGTAAGCACTGCTGTATCTCCCAGTTCGCCCTCGTACACTCAGGACGTATGCGTCATCTCAAGTGGCGTAGGCGCACAAACACTCCAGATAGGCTTGAGCTTCGGTAAGACTACCGTTGATGAAACCTGTCGTCTCCTTAAGCTCTCTCGACAACTGAGTGACTTAAATTTGAAGGTCGCAGCCGCAAGCGTACTTTGTTCTTCGCCAATCGTGTTTCACGCGATGATGGATGCAAAAACGCCTTGTCCCGTGAACGGTCTCATTGGAGAAAAAGCTATTGAATACTACAAATCTGAAGAGGGTCAGCGTCTCGTGCCTGATCGCCCTTCCGTGCATCGTGAGTGCGAACAACGACTACGATATGACACCACTCGCAAACGCTACGTCAGCGATAAACAATGTAATAACGACTAAGATGCAAGACTTCATTGGTCTCACCTCAGAGACAATGCCTGACGGATCAATGATGATCTTAAGCCCTGATACGGGTGAAAAGTTTTTACTTACGCAAGATCAGGTTGATGCGTTTAACCAAGCTTATACAGACGGGCTTGCTAACTCTACAGCCCAAGCACTGACAGTTGTTAAGCTCAACGATATGATCGACATAGAGCAACAAGTCTATGAAGAACAAAAGCAAGAGCTAGAGGATGCTGCAACAGAGATATCTACTGTCACTGCTATAGCTGATATGCTTGTAACAGGTGATCAAGAAACTAAGATTGCCGCAGAGTCTTACGCTACTGAAAACAACCTTACAGCGATTGATCAAGGATCTGTTGACCAGTTTAATAACTCGGTGACAGAGATGGTTGAGGCCAGTGCAACCAAGAACATGATCGAGGTTTACTCTCAAGATGTCTTTGTTGTCGATACTATTGCAACTGCATTTATGGCGACAGAAACCATCATGGATTTCTTCGACACCTCGGTTGTTTCTATAGATGCAATGAACCACACCACGTTAAACCTAGAGTGGTCACAGATGTCAGTCGGTGTCCAAAGTATCATGTTTGATATGTACGCTGACGTTCCGTTTTATGACGAAGGTTATGAGATAGTACCAATGCCTAGACCACAGCCAGTATTAGGAGAATAAGAATAATGGAAGCAAAAGACGTAGCTGTTTGGATTGGTATAGCCTCTAGTATTGCTGGGGTGGCCGTAGGATATGGTACACTAACCGAGAAGGTGTCTACGCTTGAGAAAAGCACGGACGCTACTCACTTGGAATCCCGATTAACTAAACTAGAGGTAAGATCAGATGACGCAGATCTGGGACACATTGGTTCTGAAATTCAAACAATTAGGGGCGATCTTGAAGCGCTTGGCGATAAAGTTTCGAGGATACGTGTACCTAGCACTAGCGCAATTAAAACTGATGTCCGTTTATTGCAAAGTAAAGTTGATAGCATTGAAGAACAGCTTAAAGGCCAGATGGAACAGGTTGAGAAGTTAAAAGACGCAAGCAAACCACTGCTTTAGGAATTAGAGATGGGATATAAAAAAGGTAAGCCAAAAGGAAAGTAATACTATGAATTACGAGAGACTAAAGCAGACCCTGACGAGACACGAAGGCAAGCGACACATGATGTACAAGTGTTCTGTCGGAGTGGATACGGTTGGCGTAGGCCATGCAATGACTCAACCACTGTCTGATCGTGTGATTGATCTCATGCTCGAAGACGACATTATTATTGCAGTCGAAGAGCTACGCAGGAACGTAATGTTCTTTGACGACCTCCCTGAGGAAGCTCAAGAAGTCCTCGTAAATATGTGTTTTAACTTAGGTATCACCCGATTGATGCAGTTTAAGAATATGTTTGCTGCCATCGAAGAAGGATCGTGGTCAACTGCCGCCAATGAAGCCCTAGACTCGAAATGGGCTCGGCAAGTCGGCTCTCGTGCAGAGGAACTCGCAGGAGTTCTCAGGAGACAGTCTCATGCTTAACATGGTGTTACAGGCAGTCAGTGGTGTCGCAGGTCAGTACATGGAAGGGCGTAAGATTAAAGCTCAAGCCAAGGCCGAGATCGAGACTGCTAAAGTAAAGGCGCAGATCTCTCAGATCGAGCGTCAGGCTTCCGCAGAGGTTGACTACGACCTCGAAGCGATGAGGCAGACGCAATACTCATGGAAAGACGAAGTGGCTCTCGTGGTCATTCTAGCGCCTTTCGTGGGATCGTTTCTCCCGTGGACTCAAGATTATGTGGCGCAAGGGTGGATTCACCTGAACGCTCACGCCCCTGAATGGTACAGCTATATGTTTATGGCATCGATTGCTGCAAGCATGGGTATCAGGTGGGCGGTTTCCCAGTTTGGCGGTAAAAAGTAAATAATACCAACTGCCCCTCATAAGCATCGATTCATAAGTGGATCGGTGTTTTTTCGAGGTCTCTCAAGTAGTTATCAATTGACCTTTCTAATTGTGTCCACCCTAGTACAAGTGTTGACATCGATTCTCAGCTAGTTGTATAATACACCTGTCGAAGGTTTGTTGGCGCTCGTCATCTGATTAACAGTCAACTGCTCTACCGCTGAGCTACGCCGGATTACGATCTTCGACATAAACCAAGTTCATTGAGGGGTCAATGGACATCACACAATCGGAGACACACATCATGAAAGAATTATCAAACGGCATGAAGTTCAAGCACTCAGCAGATGAGAGCATTACTTTTGACTTATACCTTAAGGGCATGATCGTATACCTCGAAGCCGAAGGTAACCCACACGACTATTTAGTATATGGGTATAGTGAGTTCTTAAACAAATTAGAAACTAAAGAAATGTACGAAGCATAACTGACGAGGCTTCAATAGCCGAAACGCCTGAGAAGGCGTCTTATGCAAACAACTGGAGACACACACATGAATACAAGCTCAGAAGTTTACGATGCTATTAACGCAAAATCTAACGAGATTCTCGCTGACTTAGGTTTGAAGCCATGTAACTATTACATCGGTAGTATGTACCTTAGCACGGATCATAAAACGGTTGAGATACACGTCTATAACACGGGCGGTCGTTTTATTACTGACGATGTAATTAATGTTAAAGAATGGGTTTAATCAACCAACTAGGGAGACACACATATATGCCTAAGCTAATTAAGCAAAACTATCTGGACACAGTGTTCACTGACAAGAAGCAGTTTCACTGGTCTGTCCGAGTTAAGGCAGAAGACATCAAAGTTATCGATGGCCCTGCAACCGCATCAGAGATTGCGGCTTACATCAACGAGCGTAACGCCCAAGTCAACGGTAAGGTAGTGGGGTGGAAACGATGAATATTACTCAATTCATATCTGAAGAAGCATCACGGCTCTGGGAAGGCAAGCACCTGAAAGACGTTCGATTCCAACTCGGACGCTTCTGTGCCTTCAACGACTACGGTCAGCGTGACCTTGGTGACTTCAAGCCTCGTGACATTCACTTGTTCCAAGACTCGCTGCTTGAGGCTGGTCTTAAGAAGTCTACGGTCAACCGTTATAACTCAGCGATATCCGCTATCTTCAAACACGCTGTCGAAGAGGAGGTGATCAACCACGCTCCTAAGTTCAAATGGTTTAAGACCAAGACTGCTCGGTTGCGCTATTTCACTGACAGCGAGTGCCAACAAGTCATCGAGTTCTTTGATGCTCATAAGCACTCTTGGATGAAGCAATTGTTTATCATCGGCATCAATACTGGGATGCGCTTAGGCGAGATTACCCAGATCGGTGACACTGCTCCAGTACAGATCGACTCAGACGGCTCTAAATGGGTCTACCTGCCACAAACGAAGAACGGTGACGAAAGGTATGTCCCTCTTAATAAAGCCGCTCAGAAGGCGATACAGGAGCTTGGAGGGCGTGTCATAGACCACTACTCCCATCGCACCTTTTATGACGCATGGGAAGACTGCCGATACAAGGTAGCCAAGAACGACAAAGAGTTCGTCTTTCACGTATGCCGCCACACCTGTGCGACACGCTTGGCTAACGACCTTGGAGCGCAAACGCTGGTCATTGGTAAGATGCTTGGTCACCGCTCTCAAGCGACTACAGCCAAGTATGTGAAGGCTAAAGGGGCAACTCTTCAAGAGTACGCTAAACTGTTAGAGAAAGTAGCTTAATAAAAAGGAGACGTATGAGAATCAAGAATGCCCGAAAGGGCTTAGCAATGTCGTTATCACGCACTGAGCTTGAAGTGTTAAGCAGGGCGGTCATCTTTTCGCAGCAGGGGACTGCTAAAGATTGGTTAGACCGCCTTAGCAGCACTCAGCACAAGGCATTTGTAAGAATCTGTGATGAGTTAGATCTTTTTGTTTACGGTGAGGAGAGCAGCAATGAGCAAAGGTAGCGGAAGACGGCCACAACAGGCCGATGACAATAGCGTACAAGCAAACTGGGATCGCATCTTTACGAAACCAGTGCATGAGCCAATCCCAACTGGAAAGGTTGAGGTCTTTGGCAAGTCTGAAAGAGGCTACACGCTATACACGGCAAGCATTTATCCTGACAAGTATGAAGCCGTGAATGACAATTGGATTCTCACCTGTGAGGTCTCACGGTTCAGCGCAAGATGGGGACACTTCAGTGACTCTCTTGATGAGCTTCAGAAGTCTGGATGTCTTACACATGAGGCACGAGAGACTGAAGCTTTAGAAGTTTCTGAAGACGTTATTGACGCTATAACCCAGTGGGCAGCTAAGAACGGTGTTTCTTATGCGACCCAGTATACCCCAGAGTAACCCCAAGACTATTAACCCTGACTACTAGGAGAAAGGAGTATGGACAAGTACAAACTAATGGAAGCTTTAAGCGACCACGTTACTTTTGGTGAAGCAATAAGCTTCTACGATAGCTTTAGCACACCCAAGCTTGACGAGCTGAGAGACCACCTCTGGAAAGCAGACATCCGCAAAGAGTTTATGGAGCTTGAAAGCAAAGGACTCAAGGAACGGGAACAATGGCTCAGAGCCATGATTGTCGATTACAACCGTGATGAGTTCCCTTCGCCACTCAAAGACAGTATAGCCAAGCAAGTTGGTGAATACATGATCAAGAGTGCCTTGGGATACATAGCAAGGCTAGACGAATAAACGCTCAATAATTGATCCATTTCGAGGGTAGACATTTGTGTCCACCCATTGAGATACTTCATTAGAAAAGGCGTTTGATTCATGACAAAGATTCATGGGACAGAGACAGACGAGCTATTACGTGAGTTTAATAGCATTGATAAAGGGCGTGAGAAATACTTTGACCGTGATGGCAAGGTCTCTCAAATGTCTATCAAGAATATACCTCATAAGTTAATCAAGGATGCACTACCGTTAGTTTCATCATCGCTACATGAGAAGCTTGGCGACCTGACACCGAAAGGCAAGGGTCGTCCTTTTTCATGGGTCAAGGATCTTACGAGTGTTGACATAGACCTCATAAGTTATCTTGGACTGACTACGTGTATGGATGGTGTTGGTATGGCTAAGTCGATGACTTGGGTGTTAACCAAGATCGGCAAGCGCATAGAGCTTGAGGCGTGGGCTAAAGAGCTACGTGAGTATGACGCAAGACTCTTCGAGCGTATCGAGGCGAAAGTCCCTCAAGACCATTCGTCTGAGAGATATCGTTTGAAGGCGGCTAGTGCTATTGCTCGTAAGGGTGGTTTTGAGCGCGAGAAGTGGTCTGACGAACGTAGAGTCAAGGCTGCATCACCAGTGTTAAATGCCATCTTGGAACACAGTGGATGCTTCGAGATATGGTCAGTGGTTGTCTCAGGAAAAACCAAGAGATCCATAGGCTTAACAGGTGAAGCTAGTGCGTTAATCGCAGAGCTACAAGCTGATGAGTCTTGGTGTCAGCCTGTGTTCAGCCCTATGATTGTTCCACCACGGGACTGGGAAAGCTTGGATACGGGTGCTTACATTGATGATGGCTTACGAGCGCAGGTTGATCTCATCCGCTTCGCAAGTCCTTGGCAGAAGAAACACCTACGAGGCAAGGACATTAGCAAAGAGCCTTATGTTCGTGCATTGAATGCAGTGCAATCGACTCCGTTTGTTATCAATGAGGACATCTTAGAGGCTGTTACATGGGCTTGGACTAACGACATTGAGATCCCTAGCTTTCCTCGAAGAGCCTATGTCAAACGTCCTGAGTTCCCTGAGAACTGGGAATACCTTGATCCTGAAGACAAGAAGCTATGGCGTATATCTGCAAGAGATGTCGTGGTTCGCAATCGACAGATCGATGGTGCTAGGGCTGTGATGTCTCAAGATTTAAACACGGCTAATGAAATGGCTATGTTTGAAGAGTTCTACTTGCCACACAACTATGACTTTCGTGGTCGTATCTACCCGATACCTCACTTCTGTCATCACCGAGATAGTCATGTGAAGTCTATGTTTTATCTGAAGAACATGGAGCTAGTGACTGAGGAAGGCGCAAGGTGGCTTGCGATACACTGTGCTAACACTGGTGACTTCAACAAGGTCAGCAAGGAAAGCTTTGATGATCGTGAGCTTTGGGTTGCGTTAAACCGAGAGAACATCATTGGTGTTGCCCTCGACTGGCAAGGAACTGTTGATTACTGGTCACAGGCCGATAAGCCGTTTGAGTTCTTGGCTGCTTGTTTTGAATTAGCTGACTACTGGGATGCACAGCTTGACGGTGTTGATTATTACTCAGGTTTACCAGTGGCGCTTGACGGTACGAACTCAGGCATCCAACACTTCAGCGCACTATCGAAGAACGTGGATGACGCTGGGCTGGTTAACTTAGTACCTGCTGATAAACCACAAGACATCTACCAACGAGTAGCTGACGAGGTCATCAAGCAGATCGAGGACGACCCTTGTGATGAGGCTAGTCAGTGGAAGAACTACGGTATCAATCGGAAGACTGTTAAGCGGAACGTGATGACCTATGGTTACTCATCAAAGCAGTATGGTTTCTTTGAACAGATCCGTGAAGACTTGATGAACCCACTAACCGATGATGTCTTAACAGGTAAGCTTGATAAGCATCCATTCGGTGATGATCACGGCTATGCAGCGGCAAAGTACTTAGCTGGTCATAGTTGGGAAGCGGTTAACAAAGTCATAAGTTCTGCTCAGCAGGGTATGTCATTCTTCCAACAGTTGTGTGGAGCTTTGGCGCACGAAGGTAAACATATGTACTGGATAACACCGTCAGGATTTCCTGCCGCCCAGTTCTACCCTACGACACGTTATAAGAAGATAAAGATCTATATGTATGATCGTGAAGCGAAGATGCCTCAGCGATCTCAGGTGACCTTACGTGAGCCTGACAGTAACAGGGTGGATAAACGCAAGAGTAAAACTGCTGTGTCGCCTAACGTGATACATTCTCTTGATAGCTCTCACCTTCTTAAAACTGTGCTAAACTGCATAGAAGACGATGATCAGATGTCATTCTTTCTGATTCACGATAGTTTCGCGACAACTGCGGCACAGACACAGAAGATGTACGAGGTAATAAGATCTACCTTTATCGATATGTACGACAGTGAGAACTGGTACGAAAACTTACTAGCTCAGGGTAAACGGCAACTGGATGATAGTGAAAGCTATCGAGTACCAGAGCCACCAGAGTCAGGAGAGCTTCAATTAGCTCAAATCGCTGAAAGCAAATACTGCTTCAGTTAATTAACAAGAGGACAACCGATGCACCCACGAGAGAGGGTGTTAGGGGTAGCACTTTTAGCAAAACGCAAGGGAGAACAAGTCCCGTTAGATGTTCTAGCGGAACTCGACAGGTATGGTTTGGACGTTTCAGAGTTTTCTGAACCACCGACCACTATCGAACAACCATTAATCACAGATGAAGAATCGGAGAGACTATACGATGAAGACACAGAAAGAGACATTCAGTACTGACATTGGAACAGCACGATACCCGTGGCTTAAAGAACCTGACACTGCGTTTGGTCAAGAGTCATATAAGTGTATGCTTATCCTTGACCCAACATCAGCTCAGCCACTTGTTGATAAGATTAACAAGGTTGCAGAGGACACGTTTGGTTCTAAAGCTGCGAAAGCAATGATGCCAATTGAAACTGATGAAGAGACTGGCGATATCATTTTTAAAACCAAGTCAGGTTACTTGCCTAAGTTCTGGGACAGCCAAGGCAACCCAGTCATTGAGGCTAACATCCCTGAAATCTGGGGCGGTAGTAAGTTAAAGCTTGCAGGGTGGATTGCGCCTTGGAACAAGAACGGCAAGATGGGTATCACGTTGCAACTCATGAGAGTTATGATCGTTGAAGCTCAAGGGCCATCAAGTGGTGACGGACAGGGTGAGTCTGGTTTTGAAGCCGTAGAGGGCGGCTTTGTTGCTTCTGTTGAAGAGAGCGGAAGCTTCGAGGATTCCTCATCGGATGCGCCATCGTACTTATAGGTCTGCCTACCTTAAAGGCTATCGATCAGGTTTAGAGGACAAAGTAGCAACGCAGATAGGTGACAAAGGTTTACAGGTCATCTACGAGCAAGAGAAGCTGAAGTATGTAGTACCTTCTCGCAACGCTACTTACACACCTGATTTTAAAATCACACTAGGAGACGGGTCGTGGTTTTATGTAGAAACAAAAGGTATCTTTTCAGTATCTGACAGGCAGAAACATATTCTAGTCAGAGAGCAACACCCTGATATAGATTTACGTTTTGTATTTAGCAACAGCAGGACAAAGCTCTACAAGAAAAGCCCAACATCGTATGCCGATTGGTGCGAGAAGCACGGATTCCAATACGCTGACAAGCTGATCCCAGAGCAATGGTTTGTGTCAGGGACGTCTCCCACGCCTGACTCAAAGAAGGCTTAACTTACCCCCTCAGAATAGGCCTTGGGACGGGCGGCAGATCTCCTCCAGTTACTGCCGTCCGACTCCCTAAACTTGGGGACACATAAAAAGGAGACATCTCATGAAAGATTTACAGCAAGACGACTCTACATTTCTCAGGCACGAGGCTTGCGAAAACTGCGGCTCATCAGACGCTAAAGCTATCTACTCAAATGGTAGTAGCTACTGCTTTGCTTGCGACACTTATGGACGTGCCACTGACGATCAACAATCTATAGAAAGGATGCCTAAGTTGAATCCTAGTTTTTACAAAGGCATTGCTCAGGGTGTCCGTAACCGTGGCCTGTCAGAAGAAACCTGTCGCAAGTTTTCATACCTCACTTGCAACGTATCAGAAGGAACAGTCTACGCAGCACAGTACCGCAACAAAGACGGTGCTATCGTAGCGCAAAAGATTAGGACGCAAGACAAGAAGTTCAGCATCCGTGGTGACGGTAAGAATATGACTTTCTTTGGTCAGCACTTATGGAATTACGGTAAGAAGCTTGTGATAACAGAAGGTGAGATCGATTGTATGTCTGTCTCACAGATACAGAACCATCGATGGGCTGTTGTCTCTCTACCGCAAGGCGCACAAGGCGCTAAGAGAGCAGTCAAAGATAACTGGGATTATCTCTGTGAGTTTGAAGAG